CGATGTAATTATCCTTTGGAGGAAGAACAATGAAAGAATGCGAACGCTACGGATGTCAGCGTCGCATCGGTGATGCCAGGCTGCATCAGTGCGCACAATGTTTGCGTCTGAAAGGTAGGTGGCCCCGTGGCTAACCAATACCGGCACTGGATGGTGACAGTCCAGCCCGGCCACGTCGGGATCGTCTTTGATGAAATAGACGATTGGGATGAATACACCCTTGGTGTTGTGGAAGAATTCAGAGAACACTGGCAAAGATTGACCGAATGTAATGGTATTCGCTATGCGAATGGTCAGATAGAAGTTGATTCCAAAGGCTTCTATCACATTCAGGCATACACTGAATGGGAGGTATCTCTCCGGATCGGAGAGGTAGCGAAACGCTGGTCCGGACATTACGAACAACGGAATGGTACTAGAGACCAGGCAAGAGACTACTGTCGAAAGAAAGACACTCGAATAGAGGAACTCCCCACTGTTGGGGTGTGGCGTGATGATCCACACGATAACCATCGTGAGTCTTTGAGGATCAGAGCACTGCGTGCGATAACTGTGGATGGCATGTCGCCTCTGGCGATTGCCATGGAACTACCCGAGGTTTACTTTGTTCACCACGCAGGGATAACGGCCCTGTGTGATAAACTCGGTATTTTTGACACTTCTCGTGAAGTTCAAGTACTGAAGGCGACTCAAAGGAGACATGAAGACAGCAGTGCGTCAATTGACGTTTCTGGTAGGTGAGAGTTCACCTTACTTTATCGACCTTGCCGAGTGTCTTTCACTGGTGAACAGACAGTCGTATCGGCAAGGCAATGTCTACCTTGTAGAATCGTTTACTTGGCAGAATCCCAATCCTAGTTCGTGTGGGATTATCAGTTTACCGACCTCCTGGACGGTATACCAATCTTGGAAGAAAGGCTTCCGACTTTGGAACAAGATGAATCGCCAGTCTGGCGTTGCTTATCCGGCATATCATGATTACAAGGTATTCATGGATCAGATTCATTATGTCGGATGGACGGGGGGTTCCAATCTACTTCCTGTGGATGGAGGACTTTCCGCATTCTCGAACGTTGGGAGAGAATGGAAGTATTCTCAGTATGTCACCCCCTCTGCTGGAGGGTCGATCGCAGCTGCGGAGAATGCATGTCATATGCTAGGTGCAGATAGTGCAGTGAATAACGCTACTATGGGGACTGATGGAAGCAGTGCCATAATTCAAGGTTATGCTGATACCCGGACGACTGTCGGGGCAGAAGAACCAGAACTGCCAGGGGACGCTTCGTTCTCATGGCAGACTCAATTGTTTGATACTGGTGAGGTGATGACGGATGTCATCAATCATCTAGAGGGTGATAATGACCAACCGCCCTATGCGCATGCTCTGGATGCTCAGGGTGGTGACAACCCGATCTACGTAGGAGGTTCGGAGTCGGGTGATGATGGTCATTTGTTGGCTAATATTGCTCCGATTGCGGCGGAGACAGTATATGCACCCGGTGGAGAGGTCCCTCTGGGTCTTCTCAACATTAATGGCACCAGTGGGGGCAAGTTGACAATCAACCTTGCTCCTGGTGTCTACAAGGGAATTGCAGCGATGCCTATGGGTAAGGTGCAAACATGAGCCTTCCTGAGACGAAGGTCGAAGATATCGCCACGGTGGCGAAAGGCGCTCAGATTCTCAATCTGGTGAAAGAGAATCAACTGATCACGGCGGTGATCGTGTTCTTCCTCTGGCAAGCCGGGGCACTTGCCCAGGGGATTAATCTTCTCGGGGGTGTCTGCTAATGGCACGCAGAAAGACTTGGAAGAAGGGTAAGGTCTTCACGAAGGGAAGAAAGCGAGTTCGCTGGCTCTACCCGAATGGTAAGAAGAAAGGTCGCAAACTTGTGTCCGCTTCGTCCCGAGCACCACGCAGTGGGCGGCGTCGCTGATGGTGCATCGTGCCTGGGTAGGTGCGACTGCTGGTGTATTAGGATACATCATACTTGGATTGATAGTGATAGCAATCCCACATCCCCTGGCTAAGTGGGCAGGGGCTGCTATGCTTTTCCCCGGTCCCATGTATGGAGTGGTGGCCGCTGCTGGAGCAGCGGTTACTATGGACTGGGGACACGGAGGAGAGACTCAATTAGAGGCTCTATCTTCACGTGAAATCACTAGGATGGTCGGCGGATATTGCGATCCGGACGACCCTCCGTGGTGGTGCTGAGGCTCGGAGAGCCTACAGGTTGGGTCATAGCGGAGCGGCCGTTAGGCTGTGAACGTATTATTACCCAACCTGTGAAACAGGTAACTTAGGGGAGCAGTGTGCCATGGAACGCGGTGAACCGTTAACATAAAGAGCGGGGGGCGGGTATCGGCCATTATGCGACAAGACGAGCACGAGTGCGAGGTCTGTGGGCGGACACCTGAGTGGAAAGGAAGGTTCTGCCTCTCATGCTTCTGGGTGTTGATAGGATGAGATATTGCGGAAGGTGCCAGGAGTTCGTAGAATCCTGGGTTTGGAACTGTAGCTGTGGTCAACGAACTGTGTTGGTGGTTCCATGACTGATGAAGTTGTTTACAACGGTTATTGCGATTGGCAAGGTCGTCAGCATATTTATGTTGTTTACGAAGACCAGGACAAGTCTGGTTTTGCTAAGCGTTGCTTAGTTTGTAAATCTAATGTTCGATGTAATTATCCTTTGGAGGAAGAACAATGAAAGAATGCGAACGCTACGGATGTCAGCGTCGCATCGGTGATGCCAGGCTGCATCAGTGCGCACAATGTTTGCGTCTGAAAGGTAGGTGGCCCCGTGGCTAACCAATACCGG